AACTGAATATGTAAGCCCTTTCAAAACCACTCTTGACTTCTATGTACAACAGACTACTATGGCTGTAGATTCTATAGCTCAAGTGTTTGATGCTGCATTTGAAAGAGATATGGTTAGAGAGCAAAATAAAACCACAGCTCTAAACAACGAATTAAGAGATAGGCTTAGAAATGAGAGAATGTCCGCAGCAGAAAGAAAAAACATACAAAACCAAATAGCAGCAAATGATGAAGCCTTAAGACTAAAGCAAGAGGCTACAGCTAAGAAAAGGTTTGCTATAGAGAAAGGACTTAGAATATCTATGGCTGTTATGGATACTTACTCAAGTGCAGTTAGGGCTTATGCTTCTCAATTAATACCAGGTGACCCAACATCTTTTGCGAGAGCAGAAATAGCGAGAGCAGTAGCTGTAGCTATGGGTCTTGCTAATGTAGCAGCAATATCTATGCAGAAATTCGTATCAAGTGCTTCTGGAGGAGGTGGAGCTGGGTTAGGAGAGTCTGGAGTAGGTGGCGGAGGAGTTCAAGCTCCAGATTTCAATATAGTGGGGGCTTCGCCAAGTAATCAGCTTGCTGCTGCTGTACAAGGACAATTTCAACAACCAGTAAAAGCTTATGTAGTATCTAAAGATGTATCTACAGCACAAGAAATGGATAGAAACATTATAGGCTCTGCAAGTTTAGGGTAATTAAAACAAAAAGTAAACTAACAAGTTACCATAATATGAAAACAATTGAATTATACATAGACGAGGAAAACGAGTTTAGCGGAATAGAAGCTATATCTGTTGTTGAGAACCCTGCTATAGAAGAGGACTTCATTGCTTTAAAAAAGCACGAAGTCCAATTAGCTGAAGTAGATGCTGAAAAGAGAATACTTATGGGGCCAGCTCTTATTCCTAACAAGAAAATATACAGAACTAATGGACAAGAAGAATACAACATTTTCTTTAGTGAAGATACTGTTAAGAAAGCTTCAGAGTTGTTTTTATCGAGAGGTAAACAAAACAATTCAACATTGGAGCATCAAGTAGACATACAAGGATTGTCTGTAGTAGAGTCTTGGATTATAGAAGACTCTGAAATGGATAAATCTAAGAAGTATGGTATAAGCTTGCCTAAAGGTACTTGGATGGTATCTGTAAAGGTAAACAACGATGACATTTGGGATAACTATGTAAAGGAAGGTAAGGTAAAAGGATTCTCTATTGAGGGATTCTTTGCTGATAAGTTAGATGGCCCTAATGAATCTGTAGAAGAGGACTTCTCTGCTGAAGACTTAGATGCTATAGCTACCCTATATGACTTAGAAGACGCTATGCTGTCTTCTTATGGCGTAGAATTAGAAAGCTATAGTGATTATCCAGATGCTGCTGTAAATAACGCTAAAAGAGCCTTAAAATGGAAAAAAGAGAATGGGAGTTCTTGTGGGACATCAGTAGGATGGAGGAGAGCAAGTCAACTTGCGAGCCGACAGCCATTAAGCCGATCAACAATAGCAAGAATGGCATCATTCAAGAGACACCAGCAAAACAAGGACGTTCCTTATTCAGAAGGATGTGGAGGAATTATGTGGGATGCTTGGGGTGGTTCAGCAGGAGTTAACTGGGCTATATCTAAACTTAAAAGCATAGACAATGACTAACGGATGGGAAATTAGCATTGGGTTTTACCCTGGTATATTGTTCGGAATAAGAACATACAACTACAATGAAACAAATACTATCGACCACGTTTTATACTTGCCTTTAGTAGATTTATGTTTAACAATATACAAAGAAGAAGATGGCAGCGAGTAAAAACACAAGTTACAAAGTACACGTTCAAGAAAATACAGATGCTGAAATATCTGATGTAAACATTGAGCAAGGTGCTATGATGGTTTCTGATACAGGTCTTTATATGGGCTATAACGGAAACAATGTAAGAGTTTACCCACAAAGTGCAGCAGGCACAGGATTAGGATGGACAAGGTATGATGATGGGCAATATACATCTTCAAACAAACTAAACCTAACAGATGGTGTGGAAATATCTTTACCTAATAACGCTGCAAATGTTTACAGAAGTTATTCTGGAATTGACTATTATAACGGAACAAGAATAACGGCTGACAACTTAAATGACGTTTATATATTGACTATTGCTTTTAAATGTTCTTCAGCTAATGCAAACCAAACATATTTAAGGCTGCAACTTGATGCTGAAAATGGTACGCCATACGAAAGAGTGGGTGTAGATATAGCGTTTCCAAAAGGAAATGATGTAGCACACGAGTTCCACCAAGTATTTCAATATTATGCAGACCAAAATTTTGTAGACAACGGTTCTTTAATAAATGTAACTGCAACAGGAGGTACTGCTAAGATATGGGATATAATATACTTTATACAAAAAACACAAAGCTATGCCTAAGATGAAAGAAACTCCAAGTAGAACAAGCCCAAAATCCTCTAAAAGAGGATGTTTGTGCAAGAACGGAACTTACTCAAGAAAATGCTGCAAAGGAAACATAATTAATCAAGGAATAGGAAGTATAACTAAAATAAGTGAATAATATGCTAAACAAAAAGAAATCTAAGAAGAAAGAAGAGGCTCCTAAGCCTCTGATTCAAAAAGTAGAAGTACAAGAAGTAAAGAAAGATAACGGAGTAAGGGTTATTACAAGTAGTAACGGATAATGAAAATATAACAATAAGTTGTATATCAGTTATCATAACATATTTAGTAAATAAATAAACCAATTAATATGAACGCAAAAGAAATCGTTGACAAATTCAAGGAGATTCTGCTTTCTAAGCCCGAAGAAGTAGCTGCTGAAGCTATTGAGGTAAAAGAAGAAGTGGAATTATCTGAGCAGGAGCAAGAAGTCTTAGCTGAAGAACCAGCCGCAGAGGCTGCTGAAGACGTTGTAGAAGACGTTGTTGAAAGCGAAGACAAATATGCTACTAAAGAAGAATTGGCTCAAGCAATGGCTGAAATGAAAGCTATGTATGACCAAATTATGGAGGCTATGAGTACTGAAGAGGCTATAGATGCTCCAAAGGAATTAGCTGAAGAAGCTACTGAACTATCTTCTCAAGAAGAAGTAAAAGAATTAACTCACTCTCCAGAAGAAGTGGTTGGTTCAAGAAACTTAAACTTGTACTCTCAAAAGAGAGTTGCAACTACATTTGACTTAGTATTATCTAAAATCTCTAAACAATAAAACAATGCCAACTACTACATCAATCACTACTACTTACGCAGGTGAATTTGCTGGAAAATATATTTCTGCTGCATTATTATCTGCTTCTACCATTGAGAATGGTGGAATCGAAGTAAAACCAAACATCAAGTACAAAGAAGTAATCAAAAAGATTGCTACTGATGACTTATTGAAAAACGCAACTTGTGACTTTGACCCAACGTCAACTGTTACATTAACTGAAAGAATCATCCAACCAGAAGAGTTCCAAGTAAACTTACAATTATGTAAGAAAGACTTCCGTTCTGACTGGGAGGCTGTACAAATGGGAGTATCTGCTTTTGATGACTTACCTCCATCTTTCGCTGACTTCTTAATCGCTCACGTTGCTGCTAAAGTAGCTCAGAAAAACGAAACTAACATCTGGTCTGGAGTAAATGCTAACGCTGGAGAATTTGATGGATTAGTAACTTTAGCTACTGCTGATTCTGACGTTATAGATGTAGTTGGTACTACTGTTACCGCTGCAAACGTAATTGACGAATTAGGAAAAGTTGTTGACGCTATCCCTTCTACTCTTTACGGAAAAGAAGACTTATACCTATATGTATCTCAAAACATAGCAAGAGCTTACGTTAGAGCATTAGGAGGATTTGGAGCTTCTGGATTAGGTGCTGCTGGTACTAACGCACAAGGTACTCAATGGTGGAACAATGGTTCACTTTCTTTTGATGGTGTAAAAATCTTTGTTGCCAATGGTTTAGCTAACAATACTGCAATGGCTGCTGAGAAATCTAACTTATACTTTGGTACTGGTTTATTATCTGACCACAACGAAGTGAAAGTTATTGATATGGCTGACATTGACGGATCTCAAAACGTAAGAATCGTTATGAGAATGACAGCTGGAGTTCAGTACGGAATCGGTTCAGACATCGTTCTTTACTCTTAATAAATAACTAAATAAATAGAAAGGGTAGGTAAGCCGTAGAAGCCTGCCTACCCTTTTTTAATTAATCTATAAAACACACAAAAATATGGCCTGCGATTTATCATTAGGAAGAATTGAGCCTTGTAAAGATTCAGTAGGTGGTTTAAACGCCATTTACTTTGTAAACTTTGGAGACTTAGGTGCCATCACTTATGATGTTACCAATACTGATGTTATTGATGCGATTGCTGGAACTCCAAACGCTTACAAGTACGATATTAAAGGAGCTTCAACATTCACACAAAACATCCAATCAGATAGAGCTACTGGTACTACTGCTTTTGAGCAAGTATTAGAAATCACATTAAAGAAATTATCTGTAGCTGACCACAAAGAGTTAAAATTATTAGCTTACGGAAGACCTCACGTTATCGTTGAAGACTACAACGGAAACTTCTTCTTAGCTGGATTAGAACACGGAATGGACGTAACTGGAGGTACTATCGTTACTGGTGGTGCTATGAATGAATTAAGTGGATACACACTTACATTAACAGGAATGGAAAGAGTTCCTGCTAACTTCTTAGGAGATGCTCCTACAGCAGTTGGATTCACAGTAGTAGCTGGTTCTTAAACATACTACTATTAAACACAGAAAGGGGGAGGGCTTATGCCCTCCCTTTTCTATTTAAAACAAAAAACATACTTTTCAGTTATCTTATTATGATAAGATTATTACCAAGTACAGATGCTCAAACCATTGCGGTTATTCCAAGGGAATTTCCAACTGCTGATGTGTCTTTTACTGATGTTAGTCTAACAATAACAGAGGATGGTACAAACAAGTCTGAGACTATTACAGATATTGAAGCAACGGTTCCAGATAGCAATAGTAATTTTGTATATATGGATATTGCATTTTCTATACTATCTGAAGAAAGTGCATATTATTTAGAGTTCACAAGAGGTGGCTCTTTATTTTACAGAGACAAGGCTTATGTTACAAGCCAAATAGATGACGAAGTTGTTCACACCATAAACACCGATAAGTACGACCAGTATGTTGGTGAAGGTGAAAGCGAATACATAGTATTATAATATGAAACACAGAAAAGTTACATTACAACCAGCAAAGAAGGTTCAAGGTGCTACAAGAGTAGTAAACTTGTCTGGCTACCAAACTCCAGAGGTTAAGGAGGTTTATGGGAAGGACTGGATTCAATATGGTGAAGACAATGACTACTTTGACAACCTTATAGATAAATACTTAGGTAGTCCTACTAATGCTCGTTGTATCAATGGTATTGTAGATATGATATATGGCCGTGGCCTTGAAGCCACGGACTCTGACATCAAGCCAGAGATGTATACTAAAATGAAGATGCTACTTAAGTCAAGAGAGATCAAGAGAGTAGCTAATGATTATAAGATGCTTGGTCAAGCAGCTGTTCAAGTTGTTTACAATAAGCAAAAAACAAGTATAGTAAAAGTACTACACTTTCCAATGGAAACATTGAGAGCTGAAAAAGCTAAAGATGGAAAGATACAAGCTTATTACTATCATCCTAAGTGGGCTGAAATAAAGCCTTCTGATAAACCTAAGAGAATACCTACTTTTGGCAATGGAGGAAAAAGTGATGTTATTGAGCTATATATATTCAAACCATACAGAAGTGGATTCTACTACTATGCTCCAGTCGATTATAATGGATGCTTACAATACTGCTCACTTGAAGAAGAAGTATCAAACTACCACATAAACAACATAAAGAATGGCTTACAGCCATCTTTATTGATTAACTTCAATAATGGTGTTCCCAATGAAGAAACCCAAGAGTTAATCGAAAGAAAGATAATGGATAAGTTTAGCGGCTCCTCAAACGCTGGTAAGTTTATACTTACCTTTAATGAGAGTGCTGAAACTAAAGCAGACTTAGAGCCTATACATTTACCCGATGCTCACGCACAGTATCAATTCTTAGCTGACGAAAGCAGAGAGAAGATAATGTTAGGTCACGGTATTGTGTCTCCAATCTTATTGGGTATAAAAGATAACACAGGTTTTGGTAACAATGCAGAGGAGCTTAGAACAGCTTCTATCCTTATGGATAACATTGTTATTAGACCATTCCAACAAGCCATTTTAGATGGCTTGGAGGAGATTCTTCAGTTTAACGATATATTCTTAAACCTATACTTTGTAACATTACAACCAATTGAGTTCACAGAGTTAGACAATATATCTACTAAAGTTAAAAGAGAAGAAGAGACTGGGGAGAAATTATCTTCCCAGGCTAAACTTGACTTTTCTGATGAAGAAGGAGATGACTTATACGCTCAATTAGAAGAGATGGGAGAGGTTATTAGCTCTGATTGGGAGTTAGTACACTCTGAAGCTGTAGGAGATGACAACGAGGAGTTTGATTTGACTGCTTTAGCGGTTACAGAAAGCGATTCTAAGGCTTCTGCTCGCTCTTCTCAAGACAACGCTGGGTATAAGGTCAGATATGCTTATTCTCCTGTTAGAGAGTCTGATAAAAGCCGTAAATTCTGCAAACAATTAGAGTCTTTAAGCAAGAAAGATATAGTATTTAGAAAAGAAGACATCTCACAGATGTCTTTTAGAGGACTAAACAAAGAATTAGGTCATAATGGAGCAAATTATAGCCTATTTAAGTATAAAGGCGGTGTAAATTGCCACCATTTTTGGGAAAGAAGGGTTTACAAGAAGAAAGTAAGTGCCGATACGGAAGTAGAGGCATCTGATGCTGTAAAAGATGGCTTTAATGAGCCTACAAATCCTAAAGAAGTACCAGTAAGACCTACAGATATGCCAAATAGAGGTGCATATCCTAAAACTAAGTAAATATGGCACAGAAGGCACTTTTTATAACACTAAACGATTTAAAGAGAAAGTCAATCATTGATGGGAATGTTGATGGAGATAAATTAGTACAATTTATTGAAGTAGCACAAGACACTCACATACAGAATTACTTAGGAGGTAAATTATACAATAAATTACAAGAATTAGTTATTTCTGGTGACATTGATTTGGCTGGTAATGTTAAATACAAGAATTTAATTGATGTGTACATCAAGCCTATGCTTGTTTGGTTCACGCAAAGTGCTTATTTGCCATTTGCTATGTATCAGATTAGCAATGGAGGTGTTTTTAAGCATAGAAGCGAGAACTCTGAAACCATCTCCTTAGAGGAGATGAATAATATGTTAAGTAGAGTAACAGAAACCGCAGAGTTTTATACTCGTAGGTTTGTGGATTATATGGGATTCTATAGCCAGGATTTTCCAGAGTATAATGAGTCTACAAATGGCGAAATGTATCCAGATCGTGATGTAAACTTTCATTCTTGGGTTCTGTAATGGAAAAAAAGGAAATTATAACATATAAGCCAAAAAAGAGTAATATAATAAAACTTGAGGCATATTTTAAAAAGATAAAAGAAGATAATGGCAAACAACATAAACTGGGGAAGCGTATATTGTGAAATGGAGCAAGACAGCTCCTTTGGAGCTGATACTCTATGGAGTACTAATGCAATAAACGACATAGCATCTCCAACTTGCTGGGTAACATTTAAAATATCGACAGACTCAACTACTTATAGAACAGACACAACATATTTAACAACAGATAGAACACAACTTTAAACAAAAAAAATAATGGCACAACAAAACATTAATATTGGCCCAGCGAATCAAGGACAAGGAGATACTTTGTTTGATGCGTTCACTAAAGTACAATCCAACTTTACGGAACTGTATTCAGACGATGCAGGAGATGTAAACCAAGTAACAGGTAGTGGTGGTATTACCGCTTC